TACAAGGAGCTATAAAGGCTATACGAAGTGGTGGTGATATAAAGAAATTAAATAGATTAAAAGTACAACTCGATAGATTAAATGATATCGGTGGGTTTGATGCTATTGTTCCAACCGAAGGTATAGTTTTTAAGTACAAGGGAAACACCTACAAGTTTACAGGTGCTTTTGCTCCGGTTAATCAAATAACAGGAATGATGTTTTTTTAGGAGAATAGGTTATGGGTAAGAATATAGAAAAAGTAAAAAAGTTAATAGCTGGTGTTGGGGGAAAAAGAACTCCTGGTGTTGGATATACAGGAAAAACCATTGAAATGAGAAAAGAGGGTGAGATTTGGGAAGAATCAACCGGTAGAAAATTTACCAAAGTAGATGGTAAACGACAACAAATCACTAAGATTCCACCTAGAGGGTTTGATAAATGTGATGATTGTAAAAAACTTATTCTTAAAAAAATCGACCAACAGACTTTTAACCGTATGGCTAAATGTTATTATTGTCAGATAGATTTTGAAATGAAATTAAGAAAAGAAGATAAGTGGGATGATTGGGTAAAAGAAATGGAAACAAAAAGATGGGAAGCCATTCTTGCTGAATATGAAGCTGAAAATATCGTAATGAAAGAATCAGACGGAGCCTTTGATAAAACAGTAGCAAACGCTATTGCTAATCATGAACAAGGTTTAAATAAAATATGAGTAACTTAAAACAAGCAATAAAACAAAACTATGTAAAGTGTGCTAAAGATCCTAGTTACTTTATAAATGAGTTTTGTGTAATTCAACATCCACAACGTGGTAAGATTAAGTTTAAACTTTACCCGTATCAGTATGATGTGTTAGAAGAATTTGAAACACATGATTATAATGTTGTACTAAAATCTCGTCAGTTAGGTATATCTACCTTAACAGCAGCTTATTCACTTTGGTTAATGCTGTTTCATGCTGATAAGAACGTATTGTGTATTGCTACAACTAAGGATACGGCTAAAAACCTTGTTACAAAGGTTCGTATTATGTATGAGGGTTTACCTAATTGGTTAAAAACTGCTATTGTAGAAAACAACAAACTTTCACTTATATTTAAAAACGGAAGTCAAATAAAAGCTATTGCTTCTAATGAAAGTGCTGGCCGTTCCGAAGCTCTATCTCTTTTAATATTAGATGAGGCTGCTTTTATCGATAAGATTGATACGATATGGACAGCTGCTCAACAGACATTAGCTACTGGTGGTCGATGTATTGGTATATCAACACCTAATGGTGTAGGTAATTGGTTTCACAAAACTTGGATGGATGCTAAAGACGGAATAAACAATTTTAATACAATTAAACTCCATTGGACAGACCATCCTGATAGAGATCAAAATTGGAGAGATGAACAAGATAAGATTTTAGGACCAAGTAAAGCTGCTCAAGAATGTGATGCTGATTTTTTAAGTTCTGGTCGTTCTGTTGTTGATCCTCTTATTTTAGGTTGGTATAAAGATAATATGTGTTGTGAACCTACAGAGAAAAGTGGGTTTGATAGAAACTTATGGATATGGGGATATCCAGATTATGCTAAAAAATACTTGGTTAGTGCTGATGTTGCTCGAGGAGATGGAACTGATTATAGCACTGCTCAAGTATTTGATATAGAAGAGATGGAACAGGTAGCAGAATACAAAGGTCAGTTAGGAACAACCGAGTTTGGAAACTTTTTAATTGAGTTAGCTACAAAATATAACGATGCTTTACTAGTTGTTGAAAACAATAACATAGGTTGGGCTACATTACAAACAATTATTGATAGAGGATATGAAAATCTTTTCTATCAAGAAAAAAATCATCTTATTGTAGATGAAGATATTCAACATACAAACAGATATAGACAAATAGATAGAAACAAGATACCAGGTTTTACAACAACTATGAAATCAAAACCTTTAATTGTTGCTAAGATGGAAGAATATACACGAGAAAAAATGGTAAAGATAAAATCAACTCGTTTAATTGATGAACTTTTTGTATTTATATATAAGAATAGTAAAACTGAAGCATTAGAAGGATATAACGATGATCTCGTTATGTCTTATTCTATTTTATTATGGATTAGAGATACTGCGATTCGTATTCAATCAGAAAGAGGTGAATTTCAGAGTACGTTAGTTGGTGCAATTGGTAACCTAAATGGTAACTCATCGGTGATGACATCAAACAATGTTCCAAAAGATAATCCATATAAAATGAAACTTAATAACGGCGAAGAAGAAGATTTATCTTGGCTATTGGGGTAAAACATGGCAGACAATTTATTTACACGACTTGGTAGATTATTTCAATCTAACGTAATCATCAGAAAGGCTGATGATAATCGGTTGGTGGTAAAGGATTTAGACTTTTCACAGACAAGTTTAACAACAAATTTTATTGACCGATATAGTCGGATGATACAAAACAACTACTCAAATCCATATGCAGCTGCTCAAAATAGAAGAGCTGCTTATGAGATTCAAAAACATGACTTGTTTAAAGATTACGAGTTAATGGATCAAGACCCGATTATTGCTTCTGCTCTTGACATATATTCAGACGAATCAACAGTTGATAATATAGAGGGTGAAATTCTTAAAGTAAAAAGTGAGAACACTCAAGTTCAAAAGATTTTACATAACTTATTTTATGATGTTATAAACATTGAATTTAACTTATGGAGTTGGATTCGTAACATGACTAAGTATGGGGACTTTTATCTTCAGTTAGATATTGTTGATAAATATGGAGTGGTAAATGTAAAACCTATTTCTGCTTATGACATTACAAGGTTAGAAGACCATGATCCTAATAATCCACAATTAATTCAATTTGAAGTTGAGGATAATAAAAAAGAAATTAAAGAAAACTATGAGATAGCACATTTTAGAGTATTATCAGACACAAACTTTTTACCATATGGTCGTTCTATGTTAGAGGGTGGTAGAAAAGTATTTAAGCAATTAACTTTGATGGAAGATGCTATGTTAATTCATCGTATCATGAGGGCACCAGAAAAAAGGGTGTTCAAGATTGATGTTGGAAACATACCACCAAGAGAAGTTGAACAGTTTATGCAAAAAATCATCAATAAGATGAAGAAAACTCCTGTTATTGATCAAAAAACAGGTGATTATAATTTAAAATACAATGTAGAATCAGTAACGGAAGATTTTTTCTTACCGGTACGTGGTGGAGATAGTGGAACACAGATAGATACACTACAAGGTCTTTCTAATAACGATGCTATAGATGATATCGAGTATCTAAGAAACAAGTTAATGGCTAGTTTAAGAATACCAAAGGCTTTCTTAGGGTATGAAGAAGGTCTAAGTGGTGGTAAAGCTACATTGGCTGCTGAGGATGTTCGTTTTGCTAGAACAATAGAAAGATTACAAAAGATTATTGTAAGTGAGTTAACAAAGATTGGTATTGTTCACCTTTATTCACAAGGATTTACCGATTCGGATTTAATTGACTTTAGTTTAGAATTACAAAATCCATCTATGATTCACGAACAAGAAAAACTTGAATTGATGAATCAACAAGTTGAATTAGCAGAAAAAGCTATGGAAACAAAACTATTTTCACGAGAGTGGATTTACGATAACATATTCGATTTTTCAGATGAAAAAAAGAAAGTATTATTTGATGGTATTGTAGAGGATACAAAACAAAAGTATAGATTTGAGCAGATTGAAAGTGAAGGGCAAGATCCTGCTACACAAGATGTACAACCAGATGGAGATGATGATGATATGGCTAGACCAGGTGATTGGGGTGGTAGTAAGAAAGATCCTTTTAAAGATAGGGACACGATGAAAGATAAATACGGCCACGAAAGTTTAAAAGATGTTGACCGATCTTACGGAAAAAGAGAGTTTAAAGGTAAATCGCCACTTGCTACATCAAAAGCTAGTACAATGGTGGCTAGAGAAGGTATATTAGATCAACTCAAAGAAAAATTTCCTAAAAAAGAATCATCATTGTTGAGTGAAGATAACATAATAAAAGAGTAATTACCTACTTTATCTAAATTCTGTTATATTTATATATGAATAATTGTATCAAAATACTTTGGAAAATATTATATGAGCAAATTTAAACATAGTAAATTAAGAAACACAGGACTACTATTTGAGTTCTTATTAAGACAAGTAACAGTAGATGTGTTGAATAAAAAGAAGGAGTCACCAGCTCTTAAAATCATTAAAAAACAATTTAATGAGCATACCGAGTTGGGTAAGGAGTTGGCTTTATACAGTTTAATAATGACTAAGAAATTTAAATCAGATAAGAAAGCTGATTTTTTCTTATCGGAAGTAATTAAACAAAGAGGACTTTTAAATAACGCTCTTTTAAGAAGAGAGAAATACAATACTATTGCTGCTATAAAAGAATCTTACGATGTAAATCAACTCTTTAGTTCAAAACTTCCAGATTATAAAATATTTGCTTCTACATATAAGTTGTTTGAAGGCATCAATGAAATGAGTGCTGACGAGAAAACTGAAAGTTACTTTATTATTGTAGAGAATGTAACTACACTAGGGCATAAAAAAGAAAAGTCATATGTACCAGAAGAGTTTAAAGATAAGGATTTAAGAATACTTTCTTACAAAACACTTTTAGAGAAGTTCAATAACAAATATACTAATCTTACAGATCAACAAAAGAAAGTTCTTAAAGAATACATTAGTAATATTTCCAATACAAATAACTTTTCTGCATTTGTAGAAACTCAAATACCAAAACTTAAAACTAAATTAAATTCCAAAGTAAAGAAAGTAAAGGATAAGGTATTAAAAATAAAGTTACAAGAAGCAATTAATTGTGCTGATAAATTCTGTTTAAATGAATCAAAACAAACTGATGATAATTCAGTTGTTCAACTTTTGAGATACTATGAACTTGACAAAGAACTCAGTAAAATTTAATTCATTAGTCAAAGAACTAGCAAGTACTTTATTTAAGAAGAAGTTAAAAGAAATAACTACTACTGCTAGTGTTGATGGGTACAACACACCAAAAGCTTTTGGTAAGATGAAAAAGAAAAGAAAAAAAAATATTGAAAAACAAACAGGATACAAATTCATAGATGAAGATGTATCAAAGCAAGATTTAGACAAAATTAAAAAACAAATAAGAAAAGAAGTCTCGGATATTCTTTTCGACATTTGGGTAAAAAGAAGTTCCTGGGGAGGCAAATAATGGCTAGATATATAGCAGATCCTAATAATAATAAAAAACAAATACCTGCGCCTTTAAACATAACTGAACATACAGGTAGAGCAGAAACGCCAGTAACTACGGTAATTAGTCATAGACCAAATTATGTGATAATTAACCAAACCGGAAGTTATGCCTTTGCTTACCAATCTGGTAGTATAAGTACCTATGTAACTGGTTCAGTTATAAAAAACATTTCTTTTGGTCCTATTCGTCTTGATATTAATCCAGTCGCTTGGAGACAAACAAGTACTGCCGGAACATTAGGTGACATAACTTTTGTATACACAGGAAACGTAGGGTAAAATAATGAATAAACAATTATTAGTAGAGGTTAGGCCTTTTGAAATATCAAGAAATAAAATAGATGAATCTATAAAAGAAAACGATGGTCGTTTAATCGTAAAAGGTGTTTTGCAAAGAGCAGAATCCAAAAATCAAAATGGTAGAATATATCCAAGAGAAGTTCTTTTAAAAGAAGTAGCTAAATATCTATCAGAACAAGTAACCGA